GTCATGTCCCAGTGGAGAATTATCTTCGCTGTGATGACTATGAATGGTTGAAGGAGGGACTACAAGAGACAACTCTCTTCACTCCCTTTGAGAAGGCTGATATTCTTATCCATTGGATGGAACATACAGACCCTCAATGCTTTGAAGCACAGGACGCACACGACTGAAGGAACGGGTTTTAATTAACTCATTTCTTTAGGAGTACCTACAATGAACACACTAACTCTCATCAAAAAGCAGATCCAGAAGCAAGCAGCACTTCATGATGCTCAAATTGCTATGACTACCTATCGTGGTGTCAAGTATGAGTGTCAGCAAGGCGGCGAAGAAGTTCATGGAACTTTCTGCTACCGTGGTCACACTTATAACAAGTGATATGGATTATCGATATCACTTTGATGATATGGATAATGATAACAGACCGCCGTCATGTTACCAACTAAAATATAGGGGAGTAACGTACTGGTCTTGCTATAAAATACACTTGCGAGAATACTTTGATCAACTTTTAAAAGTTGAACCAACGTATAACAGGAGGGGTTGACGCCCCTCCTTTTTTTGTGTATAATTGGTAAAACTGTACACATATATGGACAGACAAAAACTAAAACTTATCGTTAAGAACCTGGAGTTATTGGTTGACAGTTTGAAGTCCGAAGTTTATTCGGATACCGATGCTTACAAACCTAGAGAAGAAAGGTTTGGATTTAACTATGATGAAGGAGATGACGATGGCTACCCAGACTAACCAACCACAATCACTCAAGCAATATATTAAGTGGCTACAACAGGCAGTTGATAAAGGACACTTGTATGACAGCGAAGAGTATGCTAGAATCAAGAAGGAGTTGTATCAAGCAAAACAACTTCGTAAATTAGTACATGCTAGAGAACGTTCACTTTATGGATTTGGATACATCGATGGACCAGTCACCAGTTCGCCTGATATCAGTGACTCCCGAAGCGGAGAAGACGATGGGGTACGTAGCGAGAGTGTCGAACCCGAACAACCAGGAGAACCCGAAGGTAGCGGGACTCCTTAGTTACTGTATTAAGCACAACCACTGGTCTGTGTTTGAGCAAGCGTTCATGACCCTGGAGATCTCTACCACCAGAGCAATCGCTGCCCAGATCCTGCGCCACCGTTCGTTCACATTTCAAGAGTTTTCCCAGCGGTATGCTGACAGTTCTTTGTTAGCAGATGAGATCCCTTTGTTTGATCTTCGCCGTCAAGATACAAAGAATCGTCAGAATAGTATTGATGATGTTGATGCTTTCACCAAGCAGGAACTTGAGATTACTGTTCAGCGACACTTCCAAAGTGCCATGGATATCTACAAGCAAATGCTTGACCTTGGTATTGCTAAAGAGTGTGCCCGCATGGTGCTTCCTTTAGCAACACCAACTAAGATCTATATGTCAGGCTCTGTTCGTTCTTGGATGCACTATATAGATCTACGGAGTGCCCATGGCACCCAGAAAGAACACATGATCATTGCTGAGGCATGTCGTGAGATCTTTAAAGAACAGTTCCCTATTTGTGCTGAAGCACTGGAGTGGTAATGCCTACGTATCCTGTTAAGAACTTGAAAACTGGAGAGACTAAAGAACTCTCCATGACTATGAAAGAATACTGTGACTGGAAGGATGCTAATCCTGACTGGGATAAGGACTGGTCACAGGGTTGTGCTGGTGTCGGAGAAGTCGGAGACTGGCGTAACAAAATGAATAAGACTCACCCAGGTTGGGGAGAGCACATGAAAAAAATGGCAAACATGCCTGGTTCAAAAGTAGAGTGGTAACTTATGCCTAGAGGAAGAAACAAAGCTCCTGGAGCAAAGATGTCTGCTAAGCAGATGAGAAGGAAGAAGCCTATCAATGAGGACTATCTTCTTAATATCGAACCACTTACTGACAATCAAACAGTGATGTTCGATGCTTACGAAGCAGGTAAGAATCTATTTGCTTACGGTTGTGCTGGTACAGGTAAGACATTTGTTGCTCTGTATCTAGCACTACGTGATGTTCTCAGTGAGAACACACCTTATGAGAAAGTTTATCTTGTGCGTTCACTAGTTGCTACGAGGGAGATTGGATTCCTTCCTGGCACTCACGAAGACAAAGCATCTCTATACCAAATTCCTTATAAGAATATGGTAAAATATATGTTCGAGATGCCTGATGACAACTCGTTTGAGATGCTCTATGAGAATCTTAAAGCACAAGAGACCGTATCGTTCTGGTCTACCTCATTCCTCCGTGGTACTACACTGGATAACTCCATTGTTATCATTGACGAATGTCAGAACCTGAACTTCCATGAACTTGATAGTATCATCACCCGTTGTGGTCAAGATACTAAAATCATTTTCTGTGGTGATGCTAGACAATCCGATCTTCAAAAATCTAATGAGCGTACAGGTATCATTGACTTCATGAAGATCATTCAAAGTATGGAAGAAGACTTCCAGATGATTGAGTTTGGTATCGAAGACATTGTTCGTTCTGGTCTTGTCAAGAACTATCTCATTGCTAAACTTAACCTAGGATTCTAATGCTTTTTAATCATGTAGGGATTGATAATCCTGTTGAGATGAACACAGTTACAATCGATGGGAAAAGATATTATGTTACCCCTGAAGGTAACAAGTATCCTTCAATCACTACCGTGATTAGTAACAACTCCAGAAAGCAAGCTAGTCTTGCTAAGTGGAGAGCACGTGTAGGCAAAGAGAAAGCTCAGGGTGTCTCTACTCGTTCAGCAACTAGAGGCACCCGCTACCACAAACTGGTAGAAGATTATCTTAATAATGAACTAGACAAAACTAAGTACCAGGACATGCCATTGCCTTGGTTCATGTTCAATACATCACAAAGAATCCTGGACCGTATAAATAATATATACCTACAGGAAGCAGCACTTTATTCTGACGTGCTCAAGATCGCTGGACGTGTTGACTGTATTGCCGAATTTGATGGAGTCTTATCTATCATTGACTTCAAGACATCAGCGAAACAAAAACCTGAAAAATATTTGTTGGACTATTACGTTCAAGAATGTGGCTACGCTTGTATGCTTCAGGAGTTGTACGGTCTAACTGTACAACAATTGGTGACTATTGTAGCAACCGAAGAGGGAGATCCACAGGTGAGTGTGGTCCGCCCTAAAAAAGAATACTTAACTTTGTTACAAGAGTACATCCAAGAATACCAAGATAAACATGCCGAAAGATCTGGAGGATAAATTTATGACGACTGCGAAGTTCTCGCAGGAAGTGGAGAAGGTAGCATTTGAAAACGAAATGAATTACATTGATGCTATTGTTTTTTATTGTGAGAAAAATGAAATTGAGATTGAATCTGTTCCTAAGCTGATTAGCAAACCACTTAAGGAAAAACTTAAGTATGATGCCCAGAAGTTAAACTTCATGAAGAAAACAAGTCGAGCTAAGTTGTTACTACTATGAGTAATTTCTTTCAATCAGAAATGGTAAGAGGAGATCTCCAAGAGATGATGGAGCTCCAGCGTTATTGTTTCCAAGCAGCACATGCTTTTCCTGTTTTAAGTAACGAGAAAAAGATGGAGTACTTTAATGTGCTTGAGGAACTTATTGAAAAACAAAAGATCTTTAATGCTAGGTTGAGTCTTAGTGATGATCCTGAAGCAAAGGACATGGTAGAGAGCATGAAGATGGCTGCTATCATGCTGGGTGGAGATGCCAATATGTCCATTGGACAGATCTTCGATGATCTTCTGTCCAAGGTCGCCCAGATGAAGGACAAGTTAGAAAGTGGCACAGGGGATTGACTCCCGACCCTGTGCCAGTGTATTATGTATGAGTGGTAGGGATCACACAACCACAATCCGAAACAATCCGAGGTAATCCGAATGTCATTTGCAGATCTAAAGCGCAAGTCCCAGAACAACTTCCAATTCCTCCAGAAGGAACTGGAGAAGTCCAGCACCGAGAAGAGTGGTGCCGACGAACGACTCTGGAAGCCCGAACTTGACGCTAGCGGTAACGGTTATGCCGTCATCCGCTTCTTGCCCGCTCCTGAAGGGGAGACGGTGCCCTGGGCAAAGGTCTACTCCCACGCTTTCCAAGGTCCTGGTGGTTGGTTCATTGAGAACTGCCTGACCACCAAGGGTGACAAGTGTCCCGTCTGTGTCCACAATAACGGTCTGTGGAACAGTGGTATTGAGAGTGACAAAGAGGTTGCTCGTAAGCAGAAACGTAAACTGTCTTACTATAGTAACATTTACGTGGTAAAAGATCCCAAGAACCCCGAGAATGAAGGCAAGGTCTTCCTGTATCGCTATGGTAAGAAGATCTTTGACAAGATCATGGCAGCAATGCAACCCGAGTTCCAAGACGAGACTCCCGTCAACCCCTTCGATCTCTGGGAAGGTGCTAACTTCAAACTGAAGATCAAGACCGTTGCTGGTTACTGGAACTATGACTCCAGTGAGTTCGATCGTGTCGCTGCTCTGTCTGCTGACGACGATGAACTCGAAGCAACCTGGAAGCAAGCATACTCCCTGGAGGAGTATACTTCTGACAGTCAGTTCAAAGGTTACGAAGAGCTGGACACCCGTCTGAATGCTGTTCTGAACGTTGCTCCCCGAGTGGCAGCAGTCCAGCAAGAGGAAGAGTTTGATCCCATTCCTACCAGCACCATTGAGACCTCTTCTTTCCGTGAGAAGATGAGTGCTAGCACGTCTGATGATGACGATGCTCTGTCTTACTTCGCTGCTCTCGCTAACGACGACTGATGAAATACCTGAAGGTATTACTTCATCCAGTTACTCAGTTCAACTTGTTGGTCGTGGGGTTCCTGATTATAATTCAGGGACTTCACACCCACGCCCACTATACTATGAGTGTTGATGCTGACAGTTACGTTCATAACTTTTGTAAAAAAAACTTGAAGCAGTGTAAGCGTATCATTTCAAATTTTGATTAACGATTTCATTGGCGGGGAAAAAAATTTCCCGCCAATTTTTTTGTCAAAAAGTCGATCAGACTCCAGTAGCTTTCAACTTATTGCTGACATAATCAGATGACTTCTTATAGAGAGCTGCTTTCCTGAAGTCTTCTACGAGCACCTTAACGTATTCTGGTTTGAGTAGATAGATCTCACGTTTCTTTTCATTCTCTGTCTGTTCGTACTCAAACTCAGTAACAGGTCTTGATAAATCACTGCCAGCAATGACTTCGATGTTACCATTGTCGTAGTATCTAAACCCATTCTGTACTACTCTGTACCAAACACCAGATTCTCTAGTCCATTTGACACCATTGATAATATAGTTGTCGGCATCAAGAACCGTGTATTCAATATCAGTTTCTACTGTGTATGTTTCTGAGAAACTGTATTCGATTTCTTGAATAGCATACTGGTCAAAAATTGTGCCACTATTTTCTGGTTGGAATAGTCTGAACTCAGTTGTTTCAGTCTTTGCTGCTTCTGGAACATCAACTGTAAATGTGTATGGTTCGTTTGAATATCTACCATACTGAACTCCACTTGGAGTTTGTTTAAGGCTAACATTAAATAACAAAACGTCAGGTAGTTGTAACACCTCTGTCTGTTCAGCATCGGTGTACCAAAATCCGTTTCCAATATCTTCATTTCTGATAATTAAGTCGATTGTTGAAATGTTTTCTCCACGATCGACTAGATCAACAGCAGTGATAGTATTGTTAGGTCCTACAGTGACGTTAACTCTAGCACTAGTAGGCATACCACCAACAGTGTATACAGTTACATCATCATATTGTCCTGCTGGTCTACCAGGACCACCAAACCCTGGATCTGTTTGCTGTTCGTTAGTGTCTGGATCAAAGTAGAATACTGTTGGATCATAATTAAAATACTGAATCATCCCCAAAGGAATGATGACATCAATATCTGTCCATGGATCTGTTGGAGCGGTCCTGTATTGTAGTTTTAAAATTTCGTCTGGTTCGTCTGCTTCTTCACCACCGTTGATATCGTTACCAAACTTTCCTCTAAATGTAAATCTATCTAAGCTCCTCGCATCTACTTGATAG